GGTAGGTTGTTTGAAACGTACACTTGAAAACCGTGAATGTTTCCTGCAACCAATCCGTTTTGTAGACCTGATCCACCGAAGTCTGCATTGAGAAGACGTGAATCTTCATCTTTTAGCATTTCCATGAATACTGGATCTACTACCAACCAACGTCCTCTTGCGTCAACATTTGCTGTATCCATCTGACGTGCCATACGTGCGATGACTGTTAATGGAGATACAGTAGCTGATGACAGAGAGGTTGCACCTGGTAAGCGTGTTGCCATTGGGATAGAGTCCCCAGTAGCGTATGCTGTTGACGCAGAGTCTGCTGACCCTAATGCGCCCATATCAGTAGCGTCCAACTGGTTAGTCTTTAGAAATTCACCGTTGATTTCACCTGCTGTTGGGTGCTGTGCGTCACCTGAAGTTGAAGTAACTAATGCTCCTGCTGTGCTGTAGCCTGACATGTAAGATAAAACATCTACGTCAATAGCGTCTGCCATTTTGTAGGCTGCTCTGTCTGCTGCTAGACTTACGAAGTCAACATGTGAGAACTGCTCTTCGATGTCATCCATTTTAAAAGCAAAGTAGTTAGCTTTGTCAATGGTTAACGAGAAATCCTGATCGTCTAACTTCTCTACAGAAATACCTGTGTGACGCTGTAGTGCGTTAACAGTTACGTCTGGTTCTTTTTGGATGCGTACAACGTCACCCTGATTTGCAATGTCACCAAAGTATGAATTGTTAGTGATTGCGCTTACTACAGACGATTTTCGCAGTGCGATTTGCGCCTGTTTGGAAAACATTATCGGGCTGAAGTTGCCGTTAAAGCCTCCACTTGCTGATGCAATAGCCATAATTAAATCTCCTTATATAGATATGGCGTTGAATTAACACTACATATCCACCATGAAGAGGCCAATGTCTTCGGGTAGTCCTAATGGGGCCGATTCTTTTGGGTAAGTCTTTTGTGTGGCTTAGTGCTTGATTAAGCATACACATTAACTGTTGTGTATATGCTATAGTTTTACTTACAATGTTTAGTTTGTCAACTATTTTCTTGACATATCGTAAATAAATCTTCCGTTACGTTGGGCATCAAGTATTTCTTCCTGACGCTTCTCGTATTCCTTTATAGGCATTGCAGCTACGTCTGACTCTTTAACGTACTTACTAGCTTCATCTGGTTCTGCTTTTACAGATCCTTTTGTCTTTACAGATGATGCTGCTGCCTTGTCATTATTCGTTTTCTTAGTTACTATTCCTGTGTCTATTTTGTATAAATCTATTACACGTGCTACAGACTTTGCATCTTCAGTGTTTTCATACAAAGCATCCTGTACCCACTTAGGTTGTTCTTTTGCCCAAGTATGGAAAGAATCATCCTCACGTATTTGTGCAAAATCAGGATGCATACCTACTAATTCAGCTTCTGCCTTTTCACGTTTAGCTGTAATACGTAGCTCTTCAAACTCAGCCATACGTGCTTCAAGATCTTTAGCTGTAGCTTTAGACTTTTTGTCTGCTATAGCTTCAACGATACCTGCTACGTCTGGATACTCTTTACTCCAAGCTTCTAACTCTTCATCAGTCTTAGGAAGTACAAGCTCATTCTTTGATGCTTTATCTACCTGTGCTTGTAGTGCTTCTAGCTTTGCGTTAAACTCTTCTTCTTTCTTCTGTGAATGTCTGCGTAGATCACCATAACGTTTCTTGAAGTTCTTTTCTTCGGCACTTAAATCTTCTTCTTGTGCTTCAGCTTCTGGTTCTTCTTTTTGTTTGGTATCACTCTCTGCCTGTACTGGTTCAGCTTTAGGCTCTTTGCTACTGGGTTTATCTTCAGTACTTTCTTCATCTGTTACACCTAAAGCTTCTTTTTTTAGAGCTAGTAGTTCTTCTTCATCTTGTTTGATGCGCTCCTCGTTAGTTAAATATCCACCTGAACCCATTAATACTCTGGGTATATCAGGTTTTACCATAGGGTTTGGTTTTGCTGTTTCACTTGTAGCCATTTGTTTTTTCCTTATGTTGGGGTCAGCCGAAGCTGAGTGGCCTTATAGTTATCTGGATTTACTTTTTCTTTTTAGCTTTTCTTTTCTTTTTAGGGGAGCCGCCTTTGTTCATCATACCTCTTCTTGGATCACCATAGTCTGGATCTTCTTCTTCAGTAGATGGTGCAATGTCTCTACCTACTTCGGCTATGCTTGATCCTGTTTCATCAGCAATTCTAGTTATATCGTCTGCTCTATCTCTTGCTTCTTCACGTCTATCTTGAGCAGCAGTTTCTGTTGAAGCACGTAGTTTAGCTGTCTCTGTTTGTGGGCCAAAAACTTTTTCAGTAGCTTTTTTAGATGCTTCTTTACCAACGTCACCAAAAGATTTTTGATCTATGCTATCCTGTATTATCTCTGCTGCTGCTTTTGTTCTTGATGGGGAGGGGGTTGCTGATGTTGTTGGCTTGTAAGGTTCATTAGAAAGAGGAACAGTCTCAGCAGTATAAGTTGGATCTGTTAAGTTAGGCAAGTCAGGTTCTTCTGTTTCAGCACCTGTTATCTTATCAAGAACCTTACCAATCATTCCTTTTTTAGCAGGGGCTTTTATTACCTCTAATAGATTTTCTAAATATTCTTTTTCATATATTGGTAAACTACCACCTGCAGGATCATTAGGATTGTTTAAGCTTGATGGTTCTTCTAGTCTTCTTTGTATTTCTTTGGTTAATTTATTTTTGTGTCTAGTCTGAGCTAATGCAATTATACCAGAAAACAAACTAGTTCCAAAAGCACCTGGAGTTTCTCTTAAGTTTTTAACTTCTTCTGCTAATTCATCTATGCTAAGTTCGTCATAGTTAAAAGGCTCCATTGGCTCAATGCTTGTGCCTGGGTCATCATTATCTCCAGATGCTGAACCTGTTGTGTTACCTACAGTTAAAGGAACGGAGCCTACAGGGTAGTATCCATCTGGAATAACAGTTTGTGGTACACCGTCTAAGAATGGAATCATAAGTGTGTGTCCTGCAGAGTTTTGATACTCACGCATCTCTATAACACCGCCACCAGCGTTAATACTATCTACAGATGGGTCATAATCTTCAGGTAACATTTGACCTGTTTTACCTTCTAGGGATGTAACTAAACCTGTACCCTCATCAAAACCAGGAAAGTTCATTTGCTCTGCTAATGTTTTACCTCTAGATGGAGCAGGTTTTGCTCTTTGAGTTGGAGCCTTTCTTAATGGCTCATTTTTTGTAGGTGTAGGTTCTGACCCATACTTACGTGATGCTCGTTCCATTGGGTTACCACCAAAGCCAAAGTCTATAGGAGGCTTATCTTTAGCTTTAGAAGCAGGACCAGATTTATCATTTGCATTATCTCCAAAGAATTTATACATTAGTTCTTCGTAGCGGTTTTTAAACTTAGGCTTGCTTGGCTTTTCTACCATACGTTGTTTTACTTGATCAAACGTATAACTTTTTCTAGGTGATCCACCTGCTGCCATCATCTGTGGCTCTTCCATTACTTCTGCTATTTCTAAATCAGCTAACTCTAATCCCAGCCCCTCATCATCACCATTCATAGGTATAGGCTCACCACCAATACGTCCATCAGCATTCATTTGGGAGTATCCCATCTTAGCTGCTACTCTTAAATCTTCAAATAGTTTTACACCATGAAAACGCACAACATCAGCAGGTACAACTATCTCACCCTCACTTAACTGCGCTGGTATGTCATCTCTAACATTTTCTGCTGTAGAACCTAGTGGTATCTCATTACCCGACACAGGATCTACGCCTACAGTATTATCAGGTACATTACCAAAGCTCATCTCCATTTGATCTTCAAGTGCCATTTACTGTCTCCTTCAGTAGCTTTAGCTTTCTAAGTGCGTCTATCGCACCTTGCTGTCTGTACATTGTGGTAGAATCATTAGCAGACTCTAATGCACGTTGTCTCATTCTTATTAAGTTATCTAAGTGTTCTTGAAACTGTTCGTAACATTCTTTATCATTAACCAACTGCTTGAGGTGCATTACCTGTAAATCCTTGTTCTTCAGGCAATGGTGCTGTACCTGTACCTATTTGTGAACCTCCACCTCCAGATGTATCAGCTACAGACTGTGGGCCTTGACCTTCAGGACCAGCTACACCTTCTTCTGGTGTTGGCGCTGGTGTTTGAAAGCCTTTTAATATCTCTGCCTGTATAGCTGCATCTGCCATAGAATTAGTAACCTTGTCAGGATCTAAGTCCATACTCTTTGCAATCTCTCTTATAATATAATCCATCTTAGCAAACGGTGCAAGTACTGGATTCTGTGCAACCTGCAAGAACTGCATCAAGCGTTGGCTACGTACTTCGTTAGCCATCAAGCTTTCTGTACCAGATGCGTGTACTTCTAAATCGCCTCGAATCTTTTCATCAAAGTCAAACTGCATGTTAAATGCAAAGAACGCTCTACCTAAAGGTCTTATAAGATAATCATCAACATTTTTAACAACGGTACGAATACTACCATTAGCAGCAGACATAAGCATAGAGATTCCAGAAGCAGTACGCCCTACTCCCGAAACTCCTGTTTGACCATGAGCAAAAGATGGGAACCCAGTAGACTCATCAGCTAGTACCCTCGCTTTATCAAATAGTTGTATGTTTTCCCCTGCTACATTAGGGAACTTAGTACCAAAGATAGCTTGGCCTGGTGCGCCACCTTGTCTGCGAAACACTTTGCCAGGATACACAGATAGGTCTTGGCCTGGAACTAAGTTAGTTTCATCAACCTCTATAATAAGATTGCCAGATAGTGCAGCATTATCAATAGCCATACGCATAAAACCATTCATTAATGTCTGTGTATCATCCATGTTCTCAGCAATACCAACGCCAAAGAAAGAGTATGGGTTATGCTCGTATGGTACAGCATAGTAAGGAATACGTGTAGGCTTAAATGGGTTTAATACAAAACGTAACACTTCTCCATTACATGCCCATATATTACAGTTAACTTCATCTAAGTTTGATAACTCTTTAGGTACATCTACTCCATGTTCTTCTAGTAGATCTGTATCAACAAAACCCCAGAACTCTAACACTTCCCAACGCTCTGACGTTGGCTGAGTGTCATCATCTTCCATAGTCATTTCCCAGTACTTCTGTGTGTAGTCTGGTCCTTTGTCTACGGCTAGCTGCACTGAGTCTTCCATAAAGTATGGACGTGTCTTTAGTCCACGTAGTTGTGTGCGTGACATCTTGTGTCTTTGTACAGTATACTCAGCATCTTCCATAGACTTGGATTCAGGATCAGGGTAAAAATCCCAAACACTTACATGGCTACACTCTGGTACTGTCTTAACTAAAGGATCGTATTCACCTTCTTCACCCCAGTTAGGATACTCTTTGTCTACAGCAAATGGTCCCTTCATCACACCTGTACCCATAAGTGCCATTTCAAATGCCATACTTCTTAGATGAGTAGATGCGCCAGACTCTTGTAGCTGATCATGTATCTTCTTTTCCATCTTCTTAGCTGCTACCATAGCAGGATGAAATGTAACTGTCTTAGCTGTAGTACCTTCACCCTCTATAAGCTTTTCAGATACAGGTGCTAACTTTTCCTGCATTCCAGCTACTCTAGCTTGTAGTTCATCTAGAGTTTCACCAGGCAATAACTTTTCTAATAGGTAAGGCTTGCCAGGTTCTTGCTTTGTTACTGCTGCTATTTCATCTGCTGCTTTTTCTGCATTAGGGTCTAGGTTTATATGTACAGCTTCTGCAACACCATCAGGTAGTACAGAAGGATTTACAGATAGAGGAAACTTGTTGTTGCCAAATAGTACATCTACTATCTGTCCGTAAGCTGCTAGTGTTTTAGTTTTAGTTACCTTAACAAATACACGAGACTTCTCTGTATCGGTAAACTTTACATCTGTTCCGTATATACCACGATAGTTACGATAAGCTTTTAACCAACGCTGCTCATCAGCATACCTGTGATCCTCTGCTCTTTTGTATCTATCCTTTACAAAAGATATTACACTAGACTTTTCCTCAAAGATCTTGTCATCAGCATCCTCCGCTGCTACAACATCATCTGTCTCAAACATTTCTTCAGCCATTAGCTGTCTTCCTTTCTCTCCAAGGTCCGTTATTAAAAGCAGCTTGCTCTTCACAGTTAGGACATTTATCGTTCCACATATTCTTATTGTAAGATATCTCGCACTTAGGGCAAGACTCTATTACATCAGTATCCGAATGTTGAATCACTAGCTTGGAATCCTGTTCGTTGTTTAGCAGGGTTGTAATCCCATATGCTGCTTCTTGGTCTTGTCATTATACCATATCTTAATGCATCATACAAGTGATCTTCTGCTTTTGTGTCTACATCTTCTGGATTTCTTTTATCCAATGGGATGCTTGGTATCTGTGCTATTGTATTAGTACAGTTATTCATAAATACTAACATAGGCTTTTCTAAGAAGTCATCTACCTTTAGACGCCTATGTATTTCGTTTTTTCCAGCGATACGTGAGCCTCGTGAACGATCAGAAGGACGCCATCGACAGCCCTTCATATTCATTTGTTCAGCTAGTGATGGCCCAGTATCGCCACGGTTGTGCCACAAAGAACTATCAAGCACACCATATCTCATTCCACCGTCTTTTCGTTCTACCTCTAATATCATATCAGCTAAGTCTGTAGCTGTGACTTTAGAGACATACATCTCCCTATAAACTATAAGCTGCTCATCAGGAGATACAGTAAACCAAAGAACACCAGTATGGGAACCATAACCGTAGTCGCAAGCCCTAAAGCGTACCCATGAGTCAGGCACTTCAAACTGTTCGATAACGTGGGCAGTTCTGTCAAATTCGGGAAATGCTGCTCCCTCGTTGATATCCCAGTTTCCTTCAAGGAGTTGTTTTCTCTGATGCTCTGGTAGTGATAAGAGCATGGCCTCATAGTCACCCTCTTCGGCAAGGTATGGGTTATCGAAGAGAGATGCAGGAATAAACCTACGCTTGAATAGAGGCTGACCTTCCTTGCTGTGTCCTTTAGGGTATACGATTGTTTTACTTGATTCAATGTCTGTTGCCCAAAAAGATTTATTTACAGGTGAAGGATCTATAAACATCTTCTTAACCCAAGAGTGTCCAGCACCACCTGGGTTTGTTGTAGCTCTCATGTATAGTCCTAGTTCTCTACTGTGTGCGCTACGAAGACGTGACCTCATATAATCCCAAGCGTAAGGTGTAGGCCATTGAGTAAGTTCGTCAAATCCAATCCAGTTGAAAGCCTGTCCTTGGTATCGTGTGACATCGGTATCTTTATCCAGATACGACATCCATAGCCGCCCACCTTTAGGAGAAGTCCATTGTGACTTACGCTCTGACCATTTGATTCCTGGTATTGCACGTGGATATAACTCCTGTGACTTTTGTATTAGTTCCCTTAGTTCCTCAGTTGTGTGTCGTACAAGGAGTCCAGAAAAGTTTGGATCGTTTAGGCCGTGTAATGGATCTGCCAACATAGCGTATGATTTACCACCACCTGCTGCCCCACCGTATAGAACTTCTCTTTCAGAAGAACTTAGGAAGGATGTCTGTGGCCCTGGGTTGGGTTTGAATACGACTTCCTGTGCTTCTTCAACGTCATAATCAGTTGCTACTACCTGCGCTGGGATAGGTTCATGCTGGGGGGCTGCTATCTCCGCTGGCTTCTGCGTATGCACCGACTCCTTGTGTTTCGAGTTTTTCGATTTCCGCAAGCGTTTCTTCGAGCCACCTGGCAAGCTTACGTTTAGTGATAGATGCTTTTCTACGTCTTTGCTCAACTTCTATTCTCTTCTTTAGACCCATGTGTGATATATAACGGTCTGCTTCTTTACTCAGCCACTGTGCTACTGCTCTGTAACTATACTGTCTGAGGTGTTGTTTTGCAAGCTCTAAAGCTTCTAACTCATGTTCTACAGGTACAAGTAGTTTATCATTGTCAGGATCTAGTTCATAACCAAATGGTATCTTCTTAGTTAGCCTGACAATCTTGTGCCATTGTTTATTGTGTGTCTTAGGCGGTTTGGGTAATTGCCAATAGCCTAACTCTCGTTGTGGTACTATTCGTTTTCACCTTCTTTGGGTGGTAGGTAGAAGATTCCACCACCGCTAGTAACATCTACTTTGTCTACCTTACCAAGTCCTGCCCTGTCAAGCAAGTCTTTTGCTGCTACCATCTTTTCTTTAATGCCTAGCTCTGTCGGATCATACAACGCACCAACCATAGCCATAGCAGCTTTAGGTGCAGTACGTGCAAAATATGTACGAGTTTTCTCACCGATTTCATCTTTTAAAGATTCAACAATCGCTGCAGTGTTGCTGTTATCACCGTAACCTGCCAACTTTTTAGCAGCGACAACATCACCATTAGCTTCATCAAATAATACATCTAAGAATCTTTGTTGTTTATCTGTTAGATTCCTCGCCATATATTGCATTCCTTATTTGTGATCTACCTATACCTAGATCGTTTAGTTGTTTGTCATCCAACATGTGTAGCATTCTAAAGTCTGCACGTTTTTGTTGTCTGACTACGTGGGCATCCCACATTCTTCTTAGTAAGTTTTTCATAGCACTATCTCCTGTGTTTGTGTGCGGAGATAGTTATACTCAAATATAGGTCAAGTAGTAGTACCTATTATTGCATATCCGTTATGCTACTTACCTTTCTTCATTGGACGTGAAGCAGGATTAGATGCACCGCACATTGCCATGCCGCCTTTAGCGTAGCCCATCTTTTTAGCCATACCGCCACCCATCATGCCCATCTTTTTCTTAGCCATGCCACCATACATGTAGCCCATCTTCTTAGCTACGTCTGGTGCTTCTTTCTTTAGTGCTTTCATTCCTTCGTTCATCTTTTTCATTTCTTCTTCCCTTTTGCTTTCTTTTTAGCTGCTGCACTTAAGTCTTTAAAGTGAACTAATTGTTTACTATTTTTACCGTGTGTCTTACCTGAATGGAGTTGTCCGTTAGGCATCTTGTGCATACCACCCTTATGCTCAGTACCATCTTTAAAATAATGAGGAACACCTTTTGCCATTATACTTTCCTTTTACGCAAATGTATTTGATTCACTGTTATAAGTCAATCCTAATATGGATTCCATAGTAACATTTTCTGGTGCTTGTATCCAATCAGTATCAACCAAAACAGTATTTATACCTTCTGCATCTTCTGAAGCGTTTGTAACTACATTATTTTCATCTACTAAAAAATATAAAGTCATTTTCTTTTCTTACCTGATGCTGTTACAGACCATTTAACTTTCTTTGGTCCTGTCTTTTTTGCTGCTTCTGCTTTACTAATTCTACCTGCTACCTTTGCTGGTCTACAAGCTGGGTAGGGTCTGCTGCTGTCTTTAACACTCTTGCGTCCACACTCTTTGCCTGTCTTTACGTCACGCCAGTCTTCCTTAAACCATTGAGTTAATCCACCCTCAGCAAAACCTCTACGACTTTCTAGTACGTGTCTTGACTTTCGATGCAACTGAACCTCCCTTACTGTAAGTACCCCCACGTTTTTTGTAGGTCTTGACTAGCCATGCTGAACCATATGCACTAGGCCACTTAAACTTTTTCTTAGCTTCAGACTTTACTCTGGAATACAAAGCTGCATTCTTAGGTTTGCTTGCCATTATGCTTTCCTTGACTTAGTACCAGCACACTTCCACTTCTTACGAGATAGTCGTAGTGGGCTGTTTGGATTAGCTGCTGCCTTGGGGTGCTTCTTCATCTGTCCTGCACTTCTTGCACAATACGAATCACCCTTGCCAGTACCAGGCCGTATACGTTTACCACCGTCCTTGGCTTTACCAGCCTGACCGTAGCTTACTTTAATCTTACGTCCTGTCTTAGGGTTGGTAGTTGTCTTGGCAAACATCTTGCCTTTTGCTGGTTTAGCCATTACTTCCTTCTGACTTTCTTATAGAGGGTTCTCAACCATGCTATCATACGCTTTCCAAATGTCGTCAATTTCTGTTTGAATAACATCAAGCTTGTCTCCTATAGTATCTGTTATTGTAGTAGCTTTGTCAACCTGTGATCTTAGATCTAGTAATGTTTTCTGCTGTTGTAGTATCTGCTGCATGTTTGTAGTTAGCTGTGCTAGTTTAGTATTGAGTCCACGTACATCGTTATCTATCACAGCTTGTTCTACAGTTTGTACTCTACTGTTTAGTGCAGACTTTAGTTCTACTATCTGCTGTGTTAGTTCCTCTGCTAGTTCTACTACTTGCTTATTTAGTTTATCTGTCTTAGCTTGTATCTCATTTGCTATAGCAGTCTTTGCTGTCGTTAGCTGGTTTGACGCAAATGTTTTATTCGCTGTTCTATCTGTTGCAGTGTCGTTACTTAACTTAGTCAAGCTTTTTTGTAGTTCTGAGATTTGCTTTGCGTTGGTTCCAGCTTTACTTAGTGCTTCACCAACACCACCCTCTACACCGTAGAATCTATTAAGAGTATCGTATCCCCAATACACACCACCTGATACAGCAGACAGAACTGGAAGTGCTACAGCAACCATCCAGCCCTTTACGTTAAATCCTCCTATGCTAAACTCCATGCTCATTACTGCACGGGTACTGGCATAGTTCCGTATTCTTCTACATACTCACCAGCAGCGTAAATGTCTGCAGCACTTTTCATATCATCTGTTAGGTAGCCCTGCCAACCAGATCCAAACCCATCGTTATCCCAGTTGATTACAAACTCATCAACGCTTTGTGTGTAAGTAATAGCTGTGTAGCTACCAACTACAAAGTTATTCTGTGTAGCATAACTGTCTATACTAGCTGTTAGTTCTGTATCATTAGCTGCAGCCATGAATGCACCAGCTTGTTGTGCGTAGTTTTCTACTTGTACTACAGCTTGGTTATACGCATCTACTTCTGCTTGATCTATACTGTACTCATCTGTAGCCATCATGCCTTGCAATGCAGTCTGCTCTGGTGATGTATCTGCTGTTGCAGCAATCTCCATGATACCAGTAGCTGTTAGTATCTCTGCTGAAGCATCAGCTAACACATCTATAGCTTCATCCAAGTCATTCATAGCTGCTGTGTATTCTTGTGTGAACAACTGCTGTGCCGTGGTAGCAGTCTCGTAGTCGTGTCCTGTTACAAGATCATGTGCATCTATGTAGTCATCTAACTCCTGCTGTGTAATGAGTCCATCATTAAATGCGTCATCTACAACAACACCGCCCAACGCAGCATATCCTACAGCACCTACTGTATTGTATCCGTTGTCCGTCACCCTGTTCTTAATAGCACCCAGTGAAGATATTAGAGCATCAATCTTTTCCTGCCCCGTCATCGTTAGTGCTGGGTCCGTTATCTCTGCGTTTGCTACTCCTGAACTGGTCACTAAGGCTGCGCTTAGTAGTAGTGTCTTTAGCGAACTCTTCATTGTACTCTTCCCCTACTCTTAACAAGGTATCCCAAAACTTTTTGTCTAACTCGTACCCTACAACAAACAACGCAGGGTTCTCTCTGTATTTCATTATAGCATTTCTGCCCATCAACAGTCTGCCAGTACGTGCATCGTTTATTGGACATGGAGTATTTGCTAACATCATACTCCTAAACACTGTGGCATCCTGACACATCACTGAGATAGCCGATACCTGTAAACCTAGCCCTCCAACCTGTTGAGGTAACCCCAGCAATCTAGCATTCTTCCTGCGATTGCAATTAGGGTCTTGCTGCATCTCACCATGACTCAGGCCAATTATATTTAATTGTAACCCTCTAGTCTTCGGGATTAAGCAAGAGTCGTTACCTCCCCCACCCATTACTGTTGGAGCTATGCTGGACATTACAGGGTTACTACCTGGGGATGATCCTGCTCCGTTGTAGTTTGTAGTCTCGCTTTGATTGTTTGAATCTATAATCGAGTCTTCGT